GTTCGGATTTAAACATATCTAAAGTAAATGAAGACTTGTTATATACTCGTTTAAAAGAGTTATCTAACTGAGACCACAAACCTACAGATAAACGAATATCATCTGGTCCATCTTGTTTAATTCTACCACCTTTACCCCACATTAAGTAAGTTTCAATATCTGTAGCAATTTTAGATAAATGTGCTGCTTCCATATTTGTAATAAAAGTTTTTGTAAGACTTCCATTTTCAAATGCTTCTCTAGCACCAGCTTTACCCATATTTGCAACAAGTCCTTCAATACTAGCTACTGATGGATCGTTAGAATTAGTGTTGAAGTTTCTCCAAATTTCAGTTACAGGAACTGTACCATCAGAATTCAAACCACCTTTGATCATAAGATCAGCACGGCTAGAAATAGAATAATGTACATGTGCTTCTGCTCCACCTACAAAGTTGTAGAATTCACGGAAACCAGATCCTGTTTCAATATCAGAAAAACGTTCTCCATACTCACCTCTTGCAGAACCTTTTCTGAAGAATTTTGTACCTTTAGCTAAATACTTATTATCTAAGCTAGCTGCATTGTTGTTATTTACTAATTGAACAGTATAGATAAAACCGTCACCAGCTGGAATAATATCATCTGCTGTAATGTAAAGTTCTAAACCATTATATTTATCATAAGTGATAATATCACCATGACCAAAAGTTCTTTTAGAAATTTTAATTTTAAATGTAGTACCATCTACACCTTTAGTTGTTGTTGCAGGTTCAATATCCGCTACAATGTAAGGAAGATCTTGTGCAATTGGAGTTTGCCATTTGTACTCACCACGAGCATTATCTACCATGATAGTATTCTTTCCACCAAATGAAGCCATTTGATACAAAGGCATTTCTACCTTTTGAGTCATTGCCCAAAGATCAATAGGTCCCATATCCATAGGCTCTGCATTGCCAAGCATCTGAGTTAGGTGATAAGAATCAACATGAGAACTTGCTTTGTAGCTTGTATCTCTTAGGAAAATCCCATTATTTAATACTGGAGTTGCCATAATTTTTACTTGTTTTTTAAATTATTAATTGTTTATATTTTTGATTGTTAAATCCTTTTAAAAATGTTGTTGGTTCTTTGTAATTTTTTATTTGCATTGTTTCCTTTTAATTCTTCTTTTTCAGGAATACCTAATGAAGCAGAACTATTACTTGCAGATGCTGTTTTTAATTTTCTTACTGTAGTTTCAACACTTTGTTGAGCTCCTTTGTCCATAATTTTTGATTTATATCCAACAGGATCAGATAGTAACCATAAAGCTTCTGAAATTAAAGTATAGTTTGGTTCAACAAATTGATATTTTTCTAATAAGTGTCCCAATAAATTTGTATTTCTTCCACTTACTGATGGATAGCTAGGTTGCACTAAACCATTATATAACATTGCTTGTGTTCTTTTATCTACTTTAATATCTCCTAAAGCACCATCTTTAAGAGTTTCATATACATTTGTCATGTATTGTTTAGAAGCATGTTCTTGTTGTTTCTTTTTTAACTCTTGTTCTTCAAGTTTTTTAATAACAATTTTTTCTTGCATTTTATCTAACTTAGGTTTGAACTTAGCTGCTTGTTGTTCAAGTTTTCCTAAATCTTTCCAAAGTTCTATTTCATCTTCAATTTCATCTGAAGTTCCATAATCTGTTGCACTTAAATATTCTTTTATAATTGTTTCTTGATCTATTTCAGATTTAAGATTAAGTGTTTTAGTTTGTTCTACAGCACCTAAAGTATTAAATAATCCTTTAAGATCTTGACCACCATCTGCTACATATCTTGCTGCAATTTGTAATTCTTCAGGCAAACTAGCAAAAAATTGTTTGGGTGTTTCACGTCTTACTTGATTTGCTTTTTCTTCTAAATTAGCTTCAATTAATTCTTCCCAATCTTTTGCTGTATATTCATCAAAAGATTTCCCATCATCAAAAGGAACTAATTTATCTTCTTTAATCATTTTAGCAAAAACATCAGAAATACCTGAAATAGATTTTCTACCTCTAGTTTCTTTTTTATCTTCATCCTCATCATCATCATCCAAAGTATTTAAAATATCATTAGCTGATTCTTTATCAGAGTCATCTGTGTTATTTATTTCAGTTTTTTTACTTAAATCACTAATCCCATTATCATCTGGATCAGCAAATGAAAAATCGGCTTTTTCATTTAAACCAGATAAAATATTTGGTTTAACTTTAGCATCATCAGGCAATGTAATACCATCAGCATTTGGTGCGCCATCAAATAACGCATCTAAATCAATATCTAATGTTTCTACATTACTCTTCACATTGTTTTCTTTTGTATTCATTTTATTATTGGTTTTAATAGTTTGAACTTATATATATAATATAATGAAAGTTTATTTACTCTACAATAAATAAACTTATATTGTTTTACTTTTAAGTAAAGTATTTTGCAGTATATAGCTAACGTTAATTATTTATTTTTAGCTTTTTCTGAATTTTTAATATCATATTTATTCTTGTTTTCTCTTGCAATTTCTAAATCATTAGCAGCAACATCCCTTGCAGCAGCAATTTTTTCTCTTTCAATTTGCAATTTTGCAGTTTCCATAGAACCTTTCATTGCCATTTCATCACGTTTTAAATTAGTTTGTTCTCTATACTGGCTAGTTTCTTTAATATCTTTCATTGCGTCTTGATAATCAGATATTTTATTTTGATTAATATCAACCACAGAACCAAATCCGGCAGCTTTAATTTCAGCTATAGTTATATTGTTTTGTCTATTTTTATCATTTTCTTGCATTTCAGCTTGCAACTTCATTTGTTCTTCTTGAGCTTTAGCTTGAAGTTGTTGTTCTTGCATTTGACGTTGCTGTTGCATATCTTGTTCTCTTTGTGCTTGAACTCTTTGTTCAGAATCTTTTAAGATGTCAGTTACTTCAGCTATTGAATCAGCTTTAAGAATATTTCCAAGTTCAAATATTGTTGCTCCTGTAGTATTATTAGTTAACGCCATTTGTTTTAATTGCTCTAAGATAGCTCTGTGATTAGTTTTAGTAGTTGCAAAGACGTTAAACTCTCTAAGTAATAGATCAGTTCCATTTATTACAAAATTAACCTTTTGAGCCTCTGTTGAAATATAAGATAATCTTATGCTTGGATTTGTACTATTATAGTATTGTGCTAAATCAGTTCTCATTTGATGAACTCTAGGCATTAAATGATCTGAATGCTGTACAAAATAAATTTCTGTTTGTGCATATGATTGTTGCATAGCATTTACCACCCCGGTTGCAGTTTCTGCTGACAGTGCTCCACCTAAACGTTGTGGATTAATACCGATTGCATCAAAACATTGTTGTTTAAAATAATTAGCTAATTGTATTCTACTCATTAATCTACTGGTCTGCTCCATGTTAAGAGTTTGATAGTGATTAAAATTTGTAGCATTTTCAGTATTAGTGATAGATGTATCTAAAGGAAGCATTTGAAAATCTTTCATTGCCACATATGCTTTAGCATAATTGTTTTTACCCCAATCTTCTCCCATAGAGTGACGCGGTAATGCATTTTGATCAAACATAATTACAGTACCTAATTCATCAATAAGGATATCTGCTATCTGATTATTAACCATGTTATATCCTACTTGATAGGCTTTCATTAAATCTACTAAAGAAGTAGATCTTGTATTTCTATCAGAAAATACTCTACCTTCTACAGGTAGTTTACAACCATATAAAGAATTATCTCCTTTAAATTGAAAAGGAAGTCTACCGGGTTTTTCTCTATTAATCCCTAAATAAATAGGATTAACATTATTATCCATACTAGTCTGCCACATAGCAGGAACATTAGGTCCTACTTTAACACCACCCCAAGTTTCATTAATCCAAATCCAATCAATATGCTCACCTTGTAATAAGGTATTTTTAGATTTATTTTTAAATATTGATGTATCATAAACTGGTTTTTCAGTTATAGTAAATGATTCATCAATTATTTCTTGAGTTACTTCACCATCAAATTCTATTTTAGTTAAATGGCCAACTTTTCTTTGTGTCTTCCAGTAAATTGTAGATACACGCATTAAATTACCATCTCCCCAGTATTCTAAATCTTCACTTTGAGAAAGAATTTGAGATAATATATCACCACCTCTTGCTGTATCATTGGCATAATTACTTACATATTGTCTGTATGCTAAACCGGGCATTTCAGTATTCCATGCATGTGATCTAGTTGCATCATAATAAGCACCATCATTTTGATAACCATTAACTTGATATTGTGCAGATTTTGCAGGATATATTCTTTGCAAAGAACTTAATTGTTTTTCATTCATTAAATAACCATATTTATCTACAACATCAGATACAGTCATTAAATCAATTTTACCTACATAATTAGAATCTGATATATATCTTTGATCTGGCGATTTTTGATAAAACGTTAATACAGGATTCCATAGCTCTAAATCATAATCATCTTCTAACATTCTAAAGTGCCAAAATTCTCTATCAGCAATAAGCATATCTTTAAAAGCCCTTTCTTCTAATTCAGGCATTTTAAATCTTTCTTCATCTACATTTAATTGATGAGTTGCCCACTCTTCAATACTGCTTCTATAGGATTTGCTAAAATAGTCTTCTATTTCAGGTAGTGTTTTTAAATTGTCAGGTGATAATTGTTGTTGTGCTTCCTCAGATGCTGGATCCATTCCAGCTTCAATCATCTTTTGAACTAACTGTCTTTCTGCATCTGCTAATAAAGATTCTTCTATTTCTCCTTTTTTCTGTTCCAACATTTCATTATATGATTTGTCATCAACAGCTCTAAATTGCACTTTGTTATATCGTTTAGTAAATTCACCACTTAATACATTAATTACATTTGGTACAATAGGATAAAATTTAAGTTCTAACGCAGAATCATTTTCTTTAGTTAAAACATCCATCATATCTTTATAATCATTGTTTTCTTCAACTATATAATCAGATTTATCAATAATACCTTTAGCCAACTTATAATTTTTTAAAAGTCTTCTAGCGTTTATTTTTAAAAATTCAACACCTTGTTGTTCTAACCAATCTAAATTCCACGCAGCCCAATCATCAGTTTTTTCTGAAGAAGGTAAAAACTGTATTGGTTGAGTTAAACTTGAATAAGTAGGGCCACTATCAGCTTTAGCTCCATTCTTTAACTGCATTGCATTTAATACTTTCATTCTGTATTTTATTTAGTTAAGGCTATTTATAATTTTTAAATCCGGATCTCTTTATTGTATTTCCAGTATTGTTTCCGGTACGTCCAATATTTTTAAATGGACTATACTTTAATTTATACAAATTTTCTGAATTTACCAAAGATTTTTCTTCTGATTCACGTCTTTTTGAAAAACCTCTGTTTGATTGTTGTATTTTCACAAAGGCTACTAAAGCTCCAAATGCTACAAGTCTATCTACGTTAAGTCCAGGATAATATGCTAACATTTCTTTTATAAGCATCCCATCAGGTATTCTTTCAACACCTAATGTTTGTTTAGTAACAACTCCATTTACATCAGTTTCTTCATCTATAACTTCTCTTAAAAATTCAATTGCATATGAAATCAAATGACTTTTAAATAATGTACCTGTATTTTTCCAACCATATTCTTGATATACTGTACTGTTTGAACCAAGATCTTTTAAAAATAATATTTGTTGTTTAGGTACTAAATATCTTTGTTTCTTTCTAGAAATCATATGTTGTATAAACAAAGATATGTTATTCTCAACTATAGTCCAGGCATTATACCATTCTATAATTAACTCTAATCTTTCATGTGTTTTATTTATATCATCAAATCTACCACACCAAGATGCTACAATTTTATCTTTCTCTAAAAATCGTTCTACATCTCCAGATATCATAGTTCTTGTAACTTCTGTTGCGTTCTTATAAACAAATATACTACACAAGGAATCTGATGTAGTTGTCTTACCTTCTGATACAGGGTCAATAGAAGCGTAATAAGCCCCAAACTCAGGACTCTTGACTGGACGTTCCCAAACAATAACACTACCTGTCTTATCAACTTGTTTTTTATCTACAGGAAATCTACTTATAGGAAGTTTGTTTGTTCTTTTAGCAAAGATTCCTTTTTCATCTCTATCTAATTCAACAAGTTCATAAGGGTATTCTTTTTCTTCAATTCTTTTTTGTTGTCTACTAAGAATGCCTTGTGGAAATACAGATGCTTTTCTATAGGCAAATGCTTCAGCAATATTTAAAGGTTTTTGAGATATCCTTAATTGGAACTGCTCACCATTTAATTCATTCTTCCATTTTTCTCTTTCTTCAGCAATTGCTCGTTCAGCTTCTTTTACCAATGAATTTCCATAATCATCAATGAATGGAGGCATTGACCATTGTTCTGGTATAAATAAACCAGCCATACCTATTGTACCATCTGCATCAATAAGATCAGTTTCAACAGCATATATATCATTTGCTACTGGATTAGTAATCATTTCTTTTAAAGGATTACATTGTTCTAAATCTCCAACAGATCCAGCAGCAATAAACATACCTGTAGTAATCATACCAGAAGACATGGCAGGACGTAAGTACTCATATGTCTCAGACATCTTTGGAGCAATTCCAGCTTCTTCATGAAAGAAAATAGTACATGGTCCCCCTACTCCGGTAGTTGCATTTTTTTCAAATGAACCCCCTTGTATTTTTGATTTTAAACCTCTTGCTGTTTTTCTATTACCAATTTTAACTTCAATCTGCTGTTGCCATAACAAAACCTTTTCTGGATTACTGGGTCTATACCATGCAGTATGTTCATTTAAGAATGTTTTGTATTCATCTAAAAATTTCCATGATCCTTTATCATTTATAAAATCTTTAAGTGATGCACCAATCTTACAAATACTTCCTTCTTCAAACCAATAGGTATTTATAATTTTACCCATATGAAAATAAGAAGATGCAATCTGACGTTTTTTTAATA